AGCGTAGGGGAACATTGCCTATGTTGTCGTCGGGTATTCCCTGTCCGCTCTGTTTAATCGTAGGGGTGTCACCCATATAAAGATTTTGGTTGCCGATAGTATTATATACGGGAGACCCATAGGGTGAAACATGCGCCAAGACACAGCAACCCGCCGCCTAACCAAAAGAGCAAACGACTTCTTAGGAATGTCATTCGGTCAATACATTTTAGAGTTCAGTAAAATAATCGAATTGCCAAACGGTGAACCTCACCTGACATTGAATGACAACAGCACTATGCAAAAAGCATTCTATGTATGGGTCTCAATTAACGACCGAAAAGCGAAGTTATTGGCTTACCTCGATGACAAAGCGGCTCGTCAGAACGATAACTGACTCGCATAGCGCAAGGTTGAGACTAAGTCGGCTGACTGTCGGCCAACGGTGAGAGTCATTCTTGCACCTTCGGGTGTCATCTCCCATCCAACCGAGAAGACTCTGTGCCTCCCTGCTATGCCTTGAGATGAAGCAAATTCCATCACATCACCTGCTCGTATGTCGAATCGCTCAGGCAGGGCTTCAATCATGAACCGCTGTTTGGTTCGTCCGTTGTTTGACAACATCAATTTGGCAAATGACTCAGCCTGCGTATCGTTCGTGACCGATGATTCAGTCACGACTCTGTGAACAGGTCTTCGGGGGAATGAATTCGATGTAGTGGGTGGATATGTGAAGTTCACATTGGCACTGTTATTCTTCACCACGACCACATTGAAATTGTTCAAATCACCCTTCTCCTGTTCTATGCCTGTGACATAAATGTCTTGCGGCACATCAGTTCTTGGCAACCTGCCTGCAACCAAAGGTGTTAGGTCTGTTGATTCAATCTCTTGAACAGGTCTAAGGTGAATATAGCCGTCACTGTCAGCGTAAATCGTCATTGGTGTAGGTGCAATGTTGATGAATCCGAGAACGGTTTGTATTGCCGATAATCTCGTCTTGCCCCTGAGAGATATTCCCGACGGGACAGACACTTGGCTTAGTGTGCTAATCCGCCCGATAGGCGGTGCGTATGACGACCCTGCAATAATTTGCTTAATCAGAGCCGCCGCATCACCTTTGGCAATTGCCGTATCGGTTAGAATGGTTTCATTGGTTAAGAATCCGAGAGAGTCGAGACAATGCAATGTGACTGAGGTCGCAGTCTCCTCTATGTCCGAGATGTAGCCTGTGAAAACCAAAGGTGGATTCGCCCATCGTCTCGGTGTTGCATATACTTGGACTGTATCTCCGATTTTCGCAACCCCTGAACGCCGACCTGCCACTGAGGCTATCGTGACCGATACGCTACGGGGAGTGTTTAATCTGTGTTGAGAAGAGATTCCCGTTATTCCTTGAATCGGTCGAGAGCCATTTAGGACAACAGTAGGTGCTTGGGGTGTTGCTTCATCTGTTGAGATTGGGCCATACACATTCCTGAACATGACCTGTCTCGACCGAACGAAGAATACCTTGTGCCTCCAACCGTTTCGTAGCCCCGTTAAGCGCATTTGCTTTGGCCTGTTGGTGTATTGGAGTCCTTCGGGGTTGAAACCCCCATCAGAGAAGCCTAACTTGCCGAGATTGAAAGTAGGGGACGGGAGGATGGTCTGTGGATAATTGCCTTCGGTCGGCCCTGTGGTGAATGAGAATCCACCTCGCCCACCTCCACCTCGCCGATTGACAATGTCATATTTGTCAGGGAACGGAGATTTGCCATGATAATTATAGCCGAAGCCGACGCTTTTTGTCGTCATGTCGCCATGCAAATGAGGGTCGAATGGTCTCGGTGTCGATAGGCTCGTGAAGCAGGTGGTGACTGTCTTATCCAAAGTCCATGAGCCACCAAGTTCGTTCGGGAACGGGATGAGGCCAAGACCAAAGTCAGGAGGGAAATGAACAGGACGCTCCATCAATTCTTTTTCGTCAGCAGTAGCCTGCAACGCTTCGGGAACATCAATGCCTCGTCGTATCGACTCCTTGCGAGTCTCAGCCCATGTCGTAGCAACCCATCGTGCCACAGCCGTTCTTGGCCGTCGTGGGTCTTGCCCCAATCGTTCAGCCTCGTCAAGGAGAACCTTCGGTGGAGTGATAATCATTGGGTCATCAGTAGGAGCACGGACAATGCGAGTATAACGCTCCGCCTCCTCACTCATGGCCTAAACAGGCCGTATGAGGTTATTGAATGTCAGGGATGCCATGTTCGATGACAGGTGCATGTGGGCCAATACCTTGAGCAATAGCGAGTGCATTGTCCTGTGGAGGAATGTCAATGTTGGTTAGAACCAATGATTCAACCACTTTTCGTAGTAAAGGAGTCATTCGTAGGTCAAGTTCAATCGTTTTATCGGTGGGCTGTATGTTGCTCATGTTCTATCCTATGGGTCACACCTATATAACAGTTATGCCTACAATTGTCGCTTTAGCCATCGTGGTGCTTCTTGGATATTGTCACGGAACCAAGAGGGGATGAGGTGTGCGCTGTTGCGAGCGTAACGTTGCCATGCTCCATCGAGAATGAACAGGTGTCCTACATCTTCGGGCGTCCTGACAACACGACCTGCACCCTGCACGATTGACAGAGCGGTCTGCAATTGATACCACTTTTGACACGGTGCAGGGCAGGTGAAACCTGCTCCGCACAGGTCGCCACTGTATTTGGTTGGAGGCTCATACGGGCAAGATGGAGTGTCCTCATGCACCGAACGCCATGCACGCTCGTCTTGCATCATACGCTCGGCGATAACAGGGTCTTTGGTCGGCAGGTATGGCACTTTGAGGATGCAAAGGAATTCAGCCAATTTGCCCTTGAAGTCGAATCCTTGAGTCACATAGGTTGAGATGAGAACCAAGTCATCTCGCTCACTCGTGAAGAATTCATTGAGCACTTCATCTCTCGCTCTTGAATTTGAATCGTGAGTCCGAATCCTGTCACCGTGTCCCAAGTCAATAAGACCCTGAACGACCTCTTTGCGTATCGCATGGCTATGCGGGAGAATAACCCCTCGCTTGTTTGGATATTGACGCAGTATCGCATCCAACGCCTTGACTTGCTTTGGCAAGGTGTATTTTCGCTTGGCCCATGACATTGAACCACATGGCACAGTATGAACATTGAAATTTTCAGCAGGGAATGGGGTCTTGGTGATGTTGATGTAAAGCGTCTTTTGGTCTTCAAGTCCCAATCCATGTAGGAATGTGTCAATGTCAAGTATCGTCGCCGATAACATGATTCGCTTTTTCGATACGCTCTCAAGAATCTCAGCCGCATATTCCCTAACCCGAATTGGTTTTAGAATCAGATAATTGCCCCATTTGTTGTTTTCAAATGACACATGAACATTGCTTGGCCTGTGAAGAATCTCAATTGCCGTTTCTAACTTGCTAACAGCGTCTCTAATGGCCTCGACTTGCTTCTCGGTCGTTCCCATGCCTAAATCGTCTTCGGCCTTAGAGAGGGCTGTTTTAGCCAATTCTTGACGCTCTTTCAATTCGGCTCTCCAATCCTTCGGCGTGAGGTGGTTTGGGAATTTTCCTTTGCCAAAGACGGTTTGCCATTCCTTAGCGGACAATCTAACCTCAAGTAGGTCGTGAATGAATCCCTCCATGTCATGCGCTTCGTCTATGATAGCGAATTCCCTTTGCTCAAAGTTAGTGTAGCCACGAACGGCACGAAACAAATACGCAGGGTTGGATAGTGTTAGTCGTGCATCCTCAGCGTCAAATCTCTGTGCGTAGTAGTCACATGGGTCTCCTCCATCGTCTTCACGCTTAGAGTGCTTGCATGAGCCGCTGTTCTTAGACCAACACGGCGCACCTTTGGCCGTGCCTGACCTCGCCCAACAATCAAAGTTAGAGCGACCTCTAACCTCACTGAGGCGGTGTCCGTAGTCTTTTTTGTATTGCTCTGTCAATCCCAAAGAGGGTGTGAGGAGATACGCTGACTGAAATTTGTTTTGAATCGTCATGGCGATAGGCGACTTGCCAATGCCCGTCGGGGCTTGGATAACGATGTTATCGAAGTCGTCATTCTCCAACGCCCAATACGCTACTGAGAGCGCATCGTCTTGATATTTACGAGGCGTCGGGTGAGGAAAGTGCGGTCGTATCTCATCCCACTTGTCAGGCAATTTTGCCTTAGAAGGAATGTTGATACGGACGACTGTCATACCCCTAAAGGGGAGACCCACCTATTTCAAATGAAGTGCTTGTATGAATCCCATGAGCCGTCATAAAATGCTTCTTCAAGAGAGTAAAGAAGTTCTCTTCGGAACCTGCGGTATTGTCTTCGTGCTTGAGAATTGGCTTTTCGGTCGGTTGAGCCACGACGGGCAGGTGTCAGTTCAACCTCTTCTCCGATAACAAAGAATACGATAGATTCCTTCACTTCTTCGGAGCCTACTTCTTCGGTGTAGTCCATGTTAGCGGAAACTTCTCTTAGCGCACCTGAGCCTTT